ATATCTGAAATTCGTCTTTCAATAAATAATAGCTCAACGGCATATACCTATGGTATTGACATTCTGTAAGCGCGGGAGTAGTGTGTCCCAATGGCAAGAATACGAAAAAATCGTGCTGAGGAATTTCAGCATATATGCCTTAGATGTAAAATATCCTTCAAGACAAAAAAGAAAACTTCTGTTTATTGTTCCCGCTCTTGCAATATGATCTATAGAAACTCCCCGTCGCATGAGCCTGGTACACCGGAAAAAACACTTATTCTCAGTAAAATATGGAGAAGCAATAATCGAGATCGCCATAATTATCTCCAAAGAAAATATAGAAAGAAAAACACCATAAACCCTGAGTGGAGAGAAAAAGAGCGACAGTACAAGAGAGATTACAACAAGAAAAGCCGCATCGCCGCATTTATGGCTTATGGTGGGATGATCTGTTCTTGCAACCACCACGGAAAACCATGTGGCCCACATCCGTATGAGTTTCTTGCGATAGACCACATCAACGGAGACGGGAAAATGGATGGAGCGAGAGACGGAGACCAACTTGTGCGAAGGCTCAAAAAACTTGGATACCCTCCGGGCTTCCGAGTCCTTTGCCATAACTGCAACTCTGCCCTTGGGTTTCATGGCTTCTGCCCAATGTCCGACACCGAAACACAGCAACGTAAAATCAAGGTGCTGACCCCACGGTGATCGTTATTTTACCGGAATCAGAAGCTTGTGCGGCACCAGCGTTTGTTATCCGCTTGAACCATATCCTTGCCACCCCTCCCGCCGCTATGTCTCCCAGGGCGATTCCTGCGCTCAAGGAGAGGGGCGTAGAGAAGGACAAGCCGGTCGGCGCCGTGTCCTCGTCCACTACGCTCTGCGTCCCGGTCGCATCATAGGCGATCTCAACGGTCGTATCGGGCGAGGTCGTTTCTTGGGAGATGAATACTACTGCGCCGTACGCCGTCTCCGCGGAGGCGTTCTTAAACGACAGGGCCCGGTAGTGGGTGGCGCCGGCCAGGGCGTCGGCGGGGGATACGTTGTCGAACAGGTTCTCGAGAGTCGCGTCGGTGAGCTGGACGCTCGAGATCACGCCCCCGAGGGACAGAGCCGGATCCGCGTTCGCCGCGCCTCCCGTCAGGTGAAACCTTAAATCTCCGCTCACGATCGCCATGGTGCCCCCCTACTGATTGATGATGATGAACCGATCCCCGGCCGTGGGAATCTCCGTAAATCCGGACGTTACGAGCATCAGCTTCGACGTTCCCCCGTACCCGGGCGTGGCGATCTTCTTGACCTGGTTGATGAGCGCGCCGGTGATGAATTTCACGAAGGATCCAGAGCAGTAATTGTCTGTGGTCGATGGAAGATCGGTCTTGAAGTTGATTATTGAATTGCTGGCGTCGGCCACAACGAGGCCCGTCTCCGGGACATCGCCGCCCGCGTCCTTCGTGGACTCGTACCCGATGACCAGGCTTGTCGAATCGACCACGACCTCGATACAAAAGATGCCGTTGAAAGGAACGACGATCTCCTTCGAGAAATAGGAAGTCGTTGGATCGCTGTCCGCATATTCCGTCAGGAATTGCTTGCAGTCGGTCGTGACCGGCGTGACCCACGCGAGCCCGACGAAATCCCAAAACTCACCGAGCTCGTTTCTGATCCTCGCGTAAAGCGCCGCGTCTCCGAGCCCCGTGGTGTACCGGACGAAAGCAATCATGGCCGCTCCCTAATCGTGGAGATAGAAAACGAAATACACCGAGCTCCGCACGGTGATGTTTCGCCCCGCGGTGTTGTTCATAACCTCGAATCGAAAGGTTTTGTTCGCTGCGTTCGCTTGCAAGTGCAGGGGAAGGGAAAGCCCTTGGAAATTAGATGCCCCCGTGGTGGTGACACCAATCGTGTACCCCGAAGCCACGTTGTCGGTGACGTTGAAGGCCCGGACGAAAATATCGTCGCCGCTGGTCCCGGAAATCGAGAGCGTCATGTGGCCCATGTAGTCGCCTTTGTTGGCGAACACAAGATTGTCATTCGTGACGGATACCCCGTCTCCGTTGATGGCGACCCACAGATTGTCCGTGGCGTTATGGATCGGATACCAAGTGGCGCTCGAGCCGATCGTGATGGTCGTGGACGAGAGCTGAAATCCCCCGAAGGAGTGCCAGGTCGTGAGCTGACGGACGGGCCCGGGGGCGATCCCAAGACCGGGGGTCAGAGGAACAGCCCAGGCGATCGCCGCTGTCAGCATGAGGACCGCGAGAACAGCCACAATGAATCGTCGCATCAGAATTTCCTCCGCTGTTTCTGGAATTCATAATTGGAGCCGGCTTCTCCTGAATACCAATGATATTTCACATCTACCGGCTTGCCGATCATAGCGAAGGCGCCGGGATCCATCCTCATGTAGCTCACCGGACGCCTGATCGAGAGCTCCGCGCCGGCCATGGCGAAGGCGCCGGCCTCAAGTGCCATCGGGGGAAATGCTTTCGGGAAAGACAGCGAAGCCCCCACCATTGAAAAAACCCCGGGAGACAACCCGAGGGAGATGGCAGACCGGGTGAGAAGCATCGCCGCCCCGGTCATCGTGAAAGACGCCGGCTCGAGCGCCAAGGTGTAATGCTGAATACCTAATTCTTCTGCGCCCCACGATCCAAGCGCTGGCTCCGTGGCAAGGTATTGTCCTACTTTAACAACATCGAGATATTGCGGCCCGCTTGTTAGGTTGTACCGCCTAAAAGATATATTTGTCACATTCGTAACCACGTTTGTATAATTCGATAAATTAGCTGGCGTCATCAATCCATCGTTCACCCAAATTTTATGAGTAGTTTTAGCGTTAAGCGCCATTTTTATTTTATACCAATTATCGTTTATAATCGGGACACCAATCAATTGCCAGAACGGAGAGGTTGCGTATAAATGCTCAAGCCTGGAAGAACTGTTACCAATACCTGTAATTTCACTTGTTCCCTCGTTCATAGAAAGGATTGCGCAGTATGTTAAAGATACATTCGCAAGGCGAATCCATCCCTCAAGCCATATATTCCATGAACTAACTGCTTTTTTACAGGAGTTCCCATCTTGTAGGGAATTTACCGTGAGGGCCTTTGCTCCCTCGTATTTTACGGATGTTTGCACATCGTAGGCTACGTTTGCTCCCGCATCCCACCCGTTTTGTCCCGCGATATCCCCATCGTTAAGGGCATTGAAGTCATCGAAAACAATGAACGTATTCGGGCCGTTGCTTGCCGCCGATGCCCCCGTGTTGCCGTAGTACATATAAAAAGTCGTGTCTCCCGTACCGATGGAATTAAACTCCACCCAAACGACAGCGACTTGGTTCGGGGTAGTCCCGGAAACGGATTCAATCCAATAATCAAGCTCCGTTGTCCCGTCAGAAGCCGTGAACCGGAGATCAGAAAAATCGGATTTACATTTCCCCCCGCAATCGACATACGATCCGGCGGGGTAAATGCTCCCCCCCTCCCAATCATCGAGCACGTTGGCGTCCGTTGTTCCCGTGTTTCGGTACATCCTGATGCCGGGAGCACCAAAATTATTTAGGGTAGCCGCCTGTGTGGTTATGTTTACCCAAGAGGACCCATTCCAATATTCGGCGATCATACTATTTCCGATCGCTTTCAGCCTTTGGATCGGGTAGGTATCCCTGTTCGGGCCTCCCGTTATATTTACTGTAGTTTCGGCGGCTCCTTGATAATGGGTCTGGAAATGATAACTTGTTTTGTTTGTTGCGTCGCATTGCCAACTATAATAAAAAAGGCCCCCGGAATCATACCTGGCGCGGACCACCGCAGCGGCGTATTCAGCTCCCACCCCGGCAAAAGACACCTTACAGTAATGATCCGGGTAGAAATAATCTGTCCGCATTGCTGTTCTGTAAGCAGCCGCTCCTGCTATCCCCGCTACGGCATTACTTACTCGCTTTAATCCTGTCCCCTGAATGTTCGTCCAGAGCCCTCCGTTGGACAAGGGAGATTCGTCGGCGCCGGTAAAAGCGTCTGTTTTCGGGTCGAAGCTGGCTGCGCTCTCGCCCACAAATAGCTTCATTTGGTAATTTGTAACAGCTCCGGACGCCCTCGAGAGAGTGACGGGCTTGCGATATAACCATCCGGAGAGGAAGGCCATTTATTCGTCCGTGAACAGTTCGTCGGTCATGTCGTTCCCTCCAAAAACACGCGCCAAGGGAAGATTGTTCTTTTTGGAAAGACGCCATCTTTTCATATAACAGGCGGCGCAAAGGCCGCGAGCATCCTGCCTACGATTCGGATGACAGGTCGCCATGAAGGGCTTTCCATTCGGCGCCCGCGGCCTTCGAGGGCTCGCCTTCCATTGTTCGAGGATATTTTTTATTTTGCTCCTGCGGCGCTCTCCCATGAGTGAGTAAACCGTCATCATCCATCCGATTGCTGTCGTGCCGGTTGCTACGCAAGCATATACCCACTTGTGCCCGTCATCCCGCTTGTACGGAGTGTGGGCCCCTACACCGAGAATTTTTGCCCCGCGCTTAACAATATCTTTGTCGGTCATTGAAAGCTGGATGGAGGGACAGCCGTTTCTGTACATGAAACAACCTTCTCCTTCCAGCAACCCCGCCATCCAAAAAATATCCCTGGCCTCCGTCATTGGATGGTCAATAGGCTATTTGTCATGTCGAGCGTGATCGTCTCGTCCAGGAGGACGGTCGTGGGAGTCCCGCGGTCCCACCAGCCGATCAGGTTCTTCGCCGCAGCCGTGTCGTTGTAGAGCACGGCAAACTGAAACGGCCCGAAGCCTGTGGCATCATCAGCAACGGTCCCGGTAAGAACCTTGTCCGCGCCGATCGCCAACGTCCCGAGTCCCGCAACTTGCGCCCAGGTATTCTCCACATCGACGCCCCCGGCCGCATACCCGTTCTTCGCCGTGATCTCCGCGGGAGTTCCGAAAACCGTATTCCCCACGACCGGCTGCACGTTCGTCAGGTATACCTTGAGGGTGTCGGTGTTCAGGTCGTGGAGCTTGAGCCCAAGATCCCCGACGAAGCAATTGAACTTGTTGAAAGTCGCCATCCCGGGCCCCCTAATTTCCGAATATCACGAATATTCTGTTGGCCGCTTGCGCGGCGCCGGCCGTGATCTTCAAGAGCCGGCACGGGCTGATATCCGGTAGCCGTAAAACCTTCCCGCCCGTGGTCGCCGCGTAGGTGAAATCAATGAGCGCCGTCGCGCTGTAATTCGTGGCCATCGTCCCGAAGGCTGTCCCGTCCACGCTGCAGGAAAGCGCGATCGCCGCGGAGTCGATCGTCGGAACGTACAGGTACATCGTCTTTGGGACGCCAGCCCGAAGGGTGAAAGTCACGGTCGTATTGTCCGTGACCGCCCCCCCCGTGAGGGTTGCAGATTGCCGGTAGGAGTCGAAGCCGAAGGCCGGCGCCACGATGAACCCGAGCGCCAGGAAACAAGCCACGATGGAAACGAATAGGAATCTGTCTCTCATTTTCTTCCCCCTATTTCCAGTTTGAAGATCGAAGTACGTTTCCACCGGTTGTCTCCCGGGCTTCATTGAATCTCAGCTTTTCGAGGTTAAAGGCGTACGCTTCGGCCCATTTCTTCTTGTCGCTATCCTGAATCCCGGTGACGTACAGGCTGGACTTGTTCAGACAGCTCATCAGGAAGGCTTCCTCCGCGTTCACGCTCCACCAGTTAGAGTTCGGAGGGATATCTCCGGTAGTTACCGCCGTCAGCACCGGAAGGCGCCGGTAATAACACCAGTCCCGGGTATAATCGACATCGAGCAGAGCGTCGAACACCAGATCATCGGCAACCCGCGTCACCACTTCCGGGAGTCCCGTATCCGTCACCGCCTGGAACTGATCGTAGTGATCGGCGGGACTCAACCGACAGCGGATCGGATATCGCACGTTGTCCTTGATGAGCTGTAGGTAGATCATCTCGAGGAAATCCGATGGAAGCGCCAGGGCATCCTCTCCTGCGCTCACGGTCGCCGTAGCAGGGTGGTACTCCATTGGCCGGATCCTCAGATTGTCCTCGAGATCGCGCTGGCCGAACCGGATGATCGTTGGAATCACATTGTCGATCGAATCCTTGTTCAGCCAGTCAGAAATCGCCATCGACAGTTCCGCGTAGTTCATCCATCACCCCTTTTTTGTTGACGGAGGGCCCTGGCCTTGGGCCCCCCGCCCTTCCAACTCCGGATCATGGCGTCAGGTAGCTCCCCGGAGAAGCCCCTTACGGAGTACAGGAGAACGTCCTGCCCTTGTTGTCCACCAGCCAGATTTTCGATAGAGTCGCGTCCCATTTCATCCCGACGATTCCCGCGTCCTTGACCTTGCAATCCGCAAGGGCCGTCTTATTGATCGCGTTGCCGGAGATCGTATGCCTGTAGATGTTCCCCTTGGACGTTCCGACATAGGTGTAGGTGGCCCCGGGGTAGACGATCGCCGTGATCGGCTCTCCCACGTTCGCCAGCTTCGTGAAGGCTCCGGTGGTAATGTGCTGCGAATAGATATTCCCTTTGGCTGTCCCGAGATAGACGAGGGAATTGTCCACCGCGGTAATCGCTGCGGTCCCGCCCCCAAGGGGAGTGCCAATAGCCGTGAAAGTGACCGCCAGCGCCGGGATCGCAAAGATCGTCAGCAAGGCGAGAGTGAAAAGCATCTTTCTCATCGAGAAACCCCCTTCGAGGGTGGGGAGGGGTGACGGATCCCCTCCCCTGGTCTGGTTAGGTTGCCGGCCTACGGGTCCATGGTGTAAACAGCAGTCAGCTTCATCTTCCCGAGCGTGGTATCGGTAGGGCCCGTCCCTACCTTCACCTGGATCGTGTCATCGGCGGCGAATTCCTTCTGCGTACCTCCCACAACGGAGATCCGCTCGATCCCGCCAGCCTGTCCCACGGTCGACACGTTGATGAAAGCCGTTGCCGCCCCGGTATATCCCACGCTCAACGTGAGCGCGGCCGAAGCGTCCATTAAGACGCAATCAAGGATCAGATCCAGGAGGGTCGCGCCAGCCGGGATCTTTACCATGTGGATGATATCGTCCGCGATCAACTTCGCAAGCGTGGTGTATTCCCCGCATACGGTCACAAGTCCGAAGTTCTTCGTGCTCGTCCGGACGGGCACTCCGTTGAACGGGGTGCAATCGGAAGAATAGAAGGGAGTGGTCATCGGCGCCCCCTCCTACGCATCCATCGTGTAGAACACCGTCAGCTTGATGATGCCGGTTGTAACCGGCGTACCCGATGCCACGGTTTTGATCTTGAAGTCGATCGTATCGTCCGCAGCGTAGGCGTACTGCGTACTTCCGACCACCCCTCCGGTGGATCCCGGACGGACGATACCTCCCGCGCTTGAGATACCGACGCTGCTGTTGAGCACGAACCTGGACTCCGAATCCCCGTCTCCGAGGGACCACCGAAGCGCGGTAGAGCTCTCGAGCGGGGGAACGTCCACGACGAAATCG